CTGACATTCGAAGAACCTTGCGATTATGCTGATAACGACTATGAGCGTTACTATCCAGTAAAAGACGCAGATGGTAAGAATAGAGAGTTGTATGAAAAATATAAAAATGAAGAATCAGAGAACGTCACCTTTATAGGTCGATGTGGATTGTATGCTTATTTAGATATGCATCAAGCTGTCAATTCGGCTCTGGCTACAGCGAGGAAATTTTTAGTATGAGTGATATCACACACGCAAGTATCGTGCCTTTGATTGGCGGAGAAACAATTGCTTCTCATAACGCTTTTGGTAAACGCCCGATGCATTTTATGTCATATGAGGCTTTTGCTGCCAATGATAAACATATCGTAAATTACTACGATAACGAAGTACCCTATTATGTATTAGACAAAGGAATGGCACCACCGGCTAATGAAAGAGCTGATGTGGTTGCATCTGTATGTCCCTGTGCAGGATTATCTATGATGTCGCATGGGTATGGTGACGACAATCCAAACAACCAATGGATGAAAGAAACAGCAAACTATATCCTAGGCGAATATAAGCCAAAGGTATTCTGGGGTGAGAATGCACCAGGATTTGCTGGAAAGATTGGTACAACAGTACGTAATGAACTAAAGCAAATTGGTAAAGATAACGACTATACGATGAGTGTATACCGTACAAAATCTTTATTGCATGGAGTACCACAGGTACGAGAACGTTCTTTCTACTTCTTTTGGAAAGATACTGGTGGGCAAGTTCCTATCTTTAATTATTACAATCGTGATTATACTCCTATTGAAGAGCTTATTCGTAATGTAAAATCAAACTTCCAAACAGAAACAATTTCTAAAAAGAAGCCATCCGATAATCCTTATTATAAGTATATCCTTGAAGAAATTCATAATGGTATTAGCCATAAAGAACATTCAGCAGCAGTCGATCCGACATCAGCTCGTGGTGTAGATGCTTTCTCTTATATTGAAAGAGCAGGTCATTCATACTTACAAGTTGCTAAGTGGATGGAAGCTAATGGCTATGAACGTGAAGTACCTAAGTGTGAGTACAAACATCAGAAACTTGCTGATGGTGGAAGCATTATGAGACGTGGAGTAATCATTCCAAAAGATCGTATTGGTGCTTTCGTAGGTCATTACCCAACAATGCTTACACACCCAGATGAAGATAGATTTATTAATTATCGTGAAGCAATGTCTATCATGGGATTGCCTGAGGACTTCGAATTGGTCGATGCTAGCCCTAAAGTTGCTAACCATATATGCCAAAACGTTCCTGTTCAAACAGCCACAGATATGGCTACAGAGGTTCTGGCAGTGCTAAATAAAGAGAGAATAATGGTTGACAGTGACTACATTTTGCAGTATAATAATACTAAGAAATTAGAATATGAAACAAAAGTAGACACCTTGGAGGCATTCTTTTCATGAAGCACTTTATTATTGACTTTGAGACTATAGGTCAAAATTCACGACTTGTACCAGCTATTGATTGTTCTTATACAACATTTGAGTGGGACCGATTTACTTCTAATAATCCGTACTCACTAAGAGAGTTAGTAGAACATGCTCAGCAAGCAAAGTTTGATATTAAAGATCAGATGGTAAATCATGGTTGTAAATATAATGATCGTGATTTGCAATGGTGGTTAGATCAGCCACCTGAACTTCGTAGAAATATGAAGCCAAACCCAGAACTTGATTTGACCGCTGCTCAGTTTATTGATAAGCTTATCGGTTATCTACAGCGTGAAGGTGTAATACAATATTGGTGGTCTAGATCAAATAGTTTTGATCCAGTTATCTTAGATCGTATTGCTTCTAACGCTGGTAAACTTGATCAGCTTGGTGCATATCTAAAATGGTGGTCTGTACGTGATACTCGTACTTATATTGACGCTAAGTTTGATTTTAATGTACCAGGCAAAAAGAATGGATTTGTTCCTGTATCCAACATAGAAAAATGGGAATATAATTTTAACGCACATGACAGTAAGCATGATATAGCAGCAGATATTTTGAGGCTTCAGACTATTGTTAGGGCTGAAGCAGATTTGGAGCAAATTGAAATATGAAAATAGAAATAGGTATTGAGGAACTACGAAAACATAAGATTTTTATAGGTACTCCAATGTATGGTGCACAATGTACCGGTACGTATACAAAAGCATGCACTGATTTAGCTTTAATGGCAGGTGCAAATGGAATCGATATACGATTCTATTTCTTGTTTAATGAAAGTTTAGTTCAACGAGCTCGTAATTATATTGCTGATGAGTTTCTCAGATCTGATTGTACACATCTATTGTTTATCGATTCAGACATTGGGTTTAGCGCTCGAGATGTAATTGGCTTGATTGCCGTTGCTTTACAAGATAAAGATAACTTTAACATTGTAACTGGTCCTTACCCAAAGAAAACAATTGCGTGGGAAAAGGTTGCAAAGGCTGCTCAATTAGGTATGGCTGATGAAAATCCTTTTGAGCTTGAGAAATACACAGCTGATTACGTCTTTAACCCAGTCAAGAAGCAAGCTAATTTTCAAGTTAGTGAACCTCTTGAAGTTGGTGAAGCAGGTACAGGATTTATGCTTATTCCTCGTGAAACACTTGAGAAGTTTGCAGAGACTTACCCTGAACTTAAATACAAACCAGACCACGCTCGAACAGAAAACTTCGACGGGTCACATGAGATTACTGCATTCTTTGATTGCGTAATTGATCCTGAAACAAAACGTTACTTGTCAGAAGATTACTTCTTCTGTAAATGGGCTAGAAAGGCTAACATGAAAGTCTGGATGTGCCCTTGGATGAACTTAAATCATACTGGTAGCTTTGTGTTTAAAGGATCACTAGCTCATATGGGTCAACTTGGTATGTCTGCTACTGCAGATGCATCGAGTTCTAAGAAAAAATACAAGAAAAAAAAGGTTGACAAGTAAGTCATTCTATGATATATTATATAAATAAACTACGTGAACAAGGAGCTCTATACTATGAAACTATCTGAACGTACTCTTACGATTCTTAAAAGTTTTTCGACAATTAACAAATCCATCTTAATGGAAGCGGGTACTGTACTTAAAACTGTCACACCAGAAAAAACATTAGTTGCAACTGCGACTATCACAGATCAATTACCTTCACAGGCTTGTGTCTATGATTTGTCTCGGTTCCTATCAATACTGAGTCTTTACAAAGACCCAGATGTAGAATTTCATGATAAGTATTTCATGATTAAAGACGGTAAGCAACGTACAAAATATGTATATGCTGACGTGTCTATGATACATGCTGCACCGCAAAAAGATATCTCGCTGCCATCAGCAGATGTCGTAGTAGATGTATCATGGGATGATCTTCAGTCTGTTATTAAAGCAGCTGGCGTTCTCCAATTTAGTGAAGTTGCTTTCGTAGGCGAATCTGGTAAAATTTACCTAAAAGCCATCGATAGTAATAACACTAACTCAGATGATTATGGTGTTGAAATCGGCGCTACTTCAGATGAATTTAAGATTATCATTAAGACAGATAATCTCAAACTTTTACCTCAGGATTATAACGTTACTCTTTGCGCAAAGGGAATCTCTGAGTTTAAAAGCAGTGATGGTGATGTAAAATATTTTATTGCCATTGATACTAAGTCGACTTATAAAAAAGGATAAATTAAAATGAGTGAACAAGCACAAGCTGCACAGCAGCAACAAGAACCGGTACAAATTTCATTGCAAGATATTGCAACAGTTGTACAAATGATCGATGTGGTCTCACGCCGTGGTGGCATTGAAGGTAACGAAATGGCTGGCGTAGGTATGCTACGTAATAAGCTAGAAGTGTTCCTTCGTCAAAATGCACCAGAGGGTGAGCAGCCTCAAGGTCAAATGCCGGCTGAAGCGCCTGCAGCGGTACCTGAAGAAGCACCACTTGCTGACAAAGTTCAGTAAATTAATAAACGACGCAGGCTCTCGTTATAAACCTGCATCTTACTCTTATATTATGAAATGGTGATTGAATGTCTATTGACGCAAAAGCAAATGAAGTATTGTGGGTCGAGAAGTACCGTCCACAAAAAATTAATGATACCATCCTCCCTGAAAAAACTAAAGCCATGTTTAAGAAGTTTGTTGCAGACGATAGTGTGCCAAACTTGTTGTTGTCTGGTGGTCCAGGTGTAGGTAAAACTACTATCGCAAAAGCCATGCTCGAAGAAATGGGTTGCGATTACATTGTTAAGAACGGTTCACTTAACGTAAATATCGATACTCTTCGTTATGAAATATCTACATATGCCTCATCAGTATCTTTATCTGGTGGTCGTAAGTATGTTATATTCGATGAAGCAGATTATCTAAACGCAGTCTCAGTCCAGCCAGCTCTTCGTAACTTTATCGAAGAATACTCTTCTAACTGTGGCTTTATCTTTACATGTAACTTTAAAAACCGTATTATTGCACCACTACGATCTCGTTTGTCTGAAGTAGATTTTACTATTGAGCAAAGCGATCGTCCTGCAATGGCTGCACAATTCTATAAACGTGTATTATCTATTCTTGAAAATGAAGAAGTCGAGCATGATAAGAAAGTTGTTGCTAAAGTTATTGAGCGCCACTTCCCTGATTTCCGTCGTGTACTTACCGAGTTGCAATCATATGCAGCGTCTGGTCGTATTGATGAAGGTATCTTTGTTAATCTTAAACAAGAGTCTATGGATGAAGTGTTTAAACTTCTGAAAGCAAAGAACTTTACCGGTATGCGTAAGTGGGTTGCATCTAACTCAGATCAAGATATGAATGAAATGTTTAGACGTATCTATGATATGGCAACAGACAAAGTTCAACTTAAATCAATGCCTGGATTTGTCGTAACACTCGCTGATTATATGTACAAAGCAAACTTTGTAGCAGATCTTGAAGTTAACATGGTTGCTTTCCTTACAGAAGTAATGATGGAGTCTGACTTTCAATGAGCAAGTGGATGCAAAAACTAATTAATAAGCATACCTGCCATTTTTGCCAGAAGCATGTAGACAAGAAATCAGTATATTCTATTACTATGGATACTGCTGAAGGAGCTCATACTGTTTCATCATGTAAAGAATGCGCAGACCAGTTTGATGATATGCTAAAACAAATCGAGGAGGCAAGAAATGGCTAAAGATTATAATCCTTTTGATTTTATGAATGCTGTATCTTTCACCAAAGAAGATCTAATTAATAATCATGAAACACCTGAAATTATCGAGAAGCAATATACTCCTTATGTAGTTAATAAGGGTTTTACTAACTTTGAAGATACTATTCTGCATGCAAACGAAATGAATATGAGACATCACCTATTCCATGATGCTCAGTTTCAATATTATCGTGGTGCATTGCGTAAACGTAAACGCTTTTCTAAATGGCCCAAAGCTACTAAGAGTACAGACCTTGATGCAATACAACATGTATATAACTGCAACCGCACCGTTGCTAAACTTTATTTTAAAGCTCTATCGAAAGATGATCTGCAAGCCATACATTCTAAGATGGCTACAGGTGGAGTTTCTAAATAAAATAAATAAACATGATGGCGAAATAATCTATCGTGAATAATTAAAAATAATATAAAAAAGGTGCTGTTGTTATGCAAGAAGAAGACATTTTTAAAGGTGTCGGTATAGAGATTTCCCTTCCTTCTCCAGACAGTTTTTTAAAAGTTAAAGAAACTTTAACTCGTATTGGTATCTCATCCCGTAAAGAAAAGAAACTTTACCAGACATGCCACATACTACATAAGCAAGGTCGTTACGCGGTTTTGCACTTTAAAGAACTGTTTATTTTAGATGGAAAGAAAAATACATTTACTGACGAAGACGTAGCTAGAAGAAATACTATTGTAAATCTACTAGAAGAATGGGATTTAGTTAAGCTGATTAATCCTGAAAGTTCAGAAGAGCCAGTTGCTCCGCTTAATCAAGTGAAGATCTTATCTCACAAAGAAAAAGCAAACTGGACACTTGAAGCAAAATATAATATTGGGAAGAAATAACATGAAAGAAGTGAAAGTATTAATAAAGAATGGTGAACGTTTACAAAGTTATAACGCTTGGAACAAATTGATGCCGGTGGCCGTAAAAGGTGTAGGACAAAATCCGGATGCTTTCCAACTCCCTCCAATGGTGAGGGTAATGTTACCAACTGATATTAAACTACCAAAAGGTACAAAGGTTTATTCTAATCCAGAGTTCTCATTGAAAAAAGGTTTATGTCTAGTTTCAGGAATTCAATTAATTTTAGAAGACTCAGAAGAGAATACAGTGCTGTATATTAATAACGTGTCAGATAGTTTGGCTATTATCTCAAACGACGACGTTATTGCTTTGGCTGATATTCCTCGAAAGAAAAAGACGGATTAACACATTTGTGTTATAAATAGTAATGTAGGAATGCTTCGGGTTCCTACTATTACACTCAACGCCGGTTTATAACGGCACAACATAATCTTGCTTAATAGGAGATAAAGATATGACAAACGCAACTCGCCGCTTTAATGCGGACATGTTCAATGACCCACTATTCGTAGGTTTCGACCGTATTCTAAACAGAATGCACGCAACAACACCAGGTCAAACAAACAACTACCCTCCATATAACATCGTTAAAGTAGATGAAGATAACTACACTATTGAATTAGCTGTGGCTGGCTTCGTTGAAGAAGAAATTGATGTTGAAGTAAAAGAAGGTATTTTGTATGTTCTTGGAGAAAAAGCTGATAATGAAACACCGATTGATTACCTACATAAAGGTATTTCAGCTCGTGCTTTCCGCAGAAGCTTTACACTATCCGACACAATCGTAGTTCGTGGAGCAGATCTACAACAAGGTATTCTTAAAATTAATTTGGAAAATATTGTTCCAGAAGAAAAGAAACCTCGTAAGATTGCGATTGGCGGAGATAAAACTCTACTTACAGAGTAATTACCAAATCCTCATTAAATAATGTAGAAAGGTTTACCAATGGTAAAACCAAATACCAGTTTTAATCTAGATGTTAATGATATTAATTTGATTGATGAAGCACTGATTCTATTACAACATCACCGTACAGGAACTGTAGGTTTTGAAGTAGAAGAAATTACAGACCTCAGAGCTAAAATATTTCATCAAAAAAGCTGGTATAGAGCTAAGGATAAATTCCAAGGCGGAGGATAATTTTAAACACAACACAAACACACAAAGGAGACTATTATGTCAACCAAAAACCCATTTGAAATTAGATCAGACATGCTAAAACTTGCTAAGGATTATTTAGACCAACAATATCATATGAATATGCAATTTGCTGAAAAAGCTTATGAAGCTGGTCAAAAAACTTTAGAAGAAATGCATGAGGCTACAAAGTCATACACGACAGAAGAACTTCTCACGAAGGCTCGAGAAATGTATAGTTTTGTTTCTGATAAAGGTAATAACTAAAATGATTAAAGGGAGCTTCGGCTCCCTTTTTTTATGAGAATGCGCCAGTTAATCCGTATGGATTAGTATTATTACCGCCACCACCACCGCCAAACGCTGCATTAGTAACATTTACTTTATCACCCATATTAGTTGCTGTTACAGTTTGTGGTGCTACAACTGGTGTATTATTAATTACGATTGGTGATCCCATTCCGCCACCCGTAGTAACTTTACTAGATCTACCATTAATATTTTTTCCATTAAAGAATTCATTCAGCAGCATTCCCGCTGGACTATTTAAAGGAATAACGGCTTCTTTACCATGTAACATGGCTACTTGCCCAGTACCAAAATCTTTAAATCCATCAGTTCCAGTTGCAAACTGGTTGTCAACAAAGTCGTTCCATCTTTCTTTTATGCCTGGATGTTCTTTCCACGGTACAAGAGGAACAGTTCTATTTGGATCAGTTCTATCTACTAGATAACTATTAATTTCAGATTTTGCTGCTCTTTTAATAAAGTCTTCTCTATTTCCCAAGAATAGTTTTTCGAACCAATTGCTTTCGTCATATTGTCTGCCAAACAACTCTTTTAATCTTGGCATATTTGAAACGTCGCCGTCTTCAATATATTGCCCAATAATTGCACCAATAGCTGGTCTCATTTCATCCCGAGGACGGAACTTACCGAAATCTTGCTTATCTAGCGCAGTTATCATTGACTCGCGCACTTGTTTAGCTGTTTCTTCGAGTACTCTTCTAGCGCCATCAGATGAAGCATTTCTAATTTGATTAATCATATCATCATAAAGAGTTGATAATGTTTGTCTTTCTTCTTCAGATAACATTTCACCAGCGTTAGCTGCAGCAATTAAAGCTGCCTGATCTTCGAACCTTTGTAAAAGATCAGCTTCTTTCTTCATGTTTGCTGCTTCTATATGTGCTTTAACAGTAGTTGCCATAGCAATACCGCCACCGATAATTGCACCAGCAATCGCCCCGTATGGACCAAAGAAAGAACCTATATAAGCACCAGTAGCTACACCACTTAATAAACTTGCGCCGCCTTTAATATAATCTCCGTACGGTTTATCTTCCCAGCCTTCAGGTAATGTTTGGTCTCCAAGCCATTTTACAGCTTCATCACCAAACATAAGAGCTAAACCGACAATACCACCGGCCATCTTCATTTTTAAGCCCCTCATTTTCTTTTGAGAATCTTTTGTATCTTTGTCTGCACCACCAGCCATTGCTTTTCCGGCACCAAAAATACCACCAAGTCCACCAGCGGCAAGACCTAATCCAAATATTGATAAAGGATTATCTGCGAATTCGCTAACTTTTGTTACTACTTTTCCAAAGAATGTACTGATTGTTTTTAAATCTGCCGCTAAAAGTTTAGCGTCTGCTGAAACCTCTTTAAGGTCTTCTCCAAATTCATCCATACTAGTAAAAACAGATTCAGGAACACCTAGATCCATCATCAGGTTCTTGATTCCACCGGACTCATCTACCATTCCTTTTAAAAGGTTATAACCAACAAATCCAATACCCGCAGCAGCTACAATATTTTTAAGACTAAAAGTTTTTGCTATACCGTCACCAACTGCCTCAGCTAATCCATCTGCATTAAAATTATTTTCTCCTTGTGCTGATGGAAGAGGATCTGTTTGTTCTGCTAAAGGAGGTCTAGCGAGTTCTTCAAATTGTTCTTGAGTTTTTCTAGCTTCAAGTGCTTCAGCAGCAATACCCATTTGAGAGCGCATCATTTCGGTTTGCTCTACAACATTTGACGATATTACATTAAATACCTTTTCAAATTTAGATAATTCTATTTTAACAGAGCGAAGAGAATTAGTCCCACTATTACGTATGAGATCTCCTTCAGCTTTTAAGCGATCAATTATCGCCTTTGTTTCTTCTGATATTTGTCCAGGCATTTAACTTTTAACCTTTTTCTGAGTTTTGCTTTTCAATAAAATCAATTAACATGCTAAAATATATATCGCGTTCGTAAGGAATCATTCTTTCAATCTCGTCTATAGAGTATTTATGGTGCTGAGCCATCGCGAATAATATTTTATAGTACTCGGATAGATCAGTATGGCACAGCACTATGTAAAAAAACTTCGCATCCCTTCAATAACAAATGTCTTCTCGGCGCCATCTTTATTTGTATAATTCATTTCATGTCTTAACTTAGGCATGGTTTCAAAAAACTTCTGTATTTGTTTAATAACACCACCTTCAAGATTTTCCATAAAAGCGTCAACATCTTCATGAGTATATTCACTAAAGTTATGAACCTCATCTTCTGAAGCAAGCTTTTCTAAACATGACACCATTAACAAATAATTTAGTAACGGATCATTTACGTCTGTTTCAACAATCTTAATAAATTCATCTATAGTTGGGTATCTTAAAAATAGTGTATACTCGTCATTTACTATAATTTCATTACTGTGTCCATCAAATCTTGTCAAACTAACTTTATCAAGATCTAATTGTAATTTTACGTTTTCTTCTGTATCAGGATCTTTAATATTAAATCCAATATTATTATCAACCGACCGCGATCTTAGCATTAAAAGAATATATTCTAAATCAAACATAGCT